GTAATATCATTAATACCTGACCATTGAACTCTATTACGATTTGATGTTTGGTTACCTGTTACTAAAAAATCTCTTACTACTCCTGAAGTTCTAAAAACCGGAGGTGTTCCTGATGTTGCTATTGATGAAAGATTGGCAAAATTTGTTGAAGTTCCCATTAAATAATATTGGGGTGCATCCACACCATTACTAACAATGATATAATCTCCAAATTGAGTTAAAGTGAAAAAATCTGTATCGCCTCCAGTTAAGCTAGATTTTCTTGAAGTAAAAGCTCCTGAAGCTAATTGCCAAATATCTGTTTTAGTTGTAGCAAAATTGTAACTGGTATTATTTGTTGATCTAAATGAACCAGCTCCTTTAGAATTTTTACTAATATTACCTACTGTAGAGCCGCCAGTAGAAGCACTATAAGCTACTAAAGAAGGAAAAGGTTTATAGCTCCTTGCAGCATAATAAACATTCTTTGCTATGTTTGCACCTGGATTCATAAATTTAGGTTGATCCGGTAGCCATTCTCCAAAAGGTACTTGCATCTATATTTTCCTATTCGTTATTACTTACCACCACTTTTCCTTGATCGGCAAAACGACCAGCCACAGTTACATCGGATCTAGTTTGTAATGGCGAACCACTCCATTGATCTTCTCTGTCGCTTCTTTCAATTCGTTCTAAAGTAGTTTGATAAAGTTGGAGCCAATTTTGTAATTTACTAGGTTCAATTCCTCCAAGAAAGTTAGCTGCATGATAAAGTGAACCATATAAATAAACTCCAGGATGGTTTGTTAAAATCCAATTTGTCGCTGTACTTCCAGATAAAGCATCAATCGCTTTATAATAATTTAAAGTTGCTGTGTAGGTTGAGCCTGGTGTTGGTGCAAATCTAAAGTTTGTACCTAATAAAGTATATACTGTTGGTCGGCCAGTAGTAGAACCGCCTTTAATTTGATCCATTTGGGTTGGTGGCATATAGGTTAATGAATATTTAGTTGCTCCTTGAACAATATAAAAATCTCTAACTTGTAAAAATCCTGTGGGTACGGCTACTGTTTCTCCTGTAATTGAAAAGGAACTATCGGAAGTCAGCATGGGTTTAATTCTTAATTTAGAATTATATTCTGCTTCAACTAATTTAATAAAATCATCACCAATTTCAGTTGTTAAATCAGAACGATTTAGCCAATTTGCGATAGCTGCTTTTACTTCGGTATATGTGGTTAGTGCCATTAAATATTTCCTGGTGCTGTTTTAAAATATTGATATTCGTTACTATTTAATTTTTTTTTTAAAATTTTTGTTTGTATTTCTTTAGGCAAACGAAACCAATTATTATCACCGGTTTCTTCTTCCGCCCAAATTTGTAATGCTAATATAGGAATGGAAGCTACTCTTTTTAATTCTCTACTTGGAGAATAACCATCATTCAAATTAGAAAGTTCTTTGTTATGTTTAAGGTGGGGATTAATATTAAGTTTTTCTACAATAGCGATTTTCTTTTCCATTTCATCGCCAATCAAAGTAGTTTGTTTTAATCCGTCAATTTCTGTTTCTTTCATCTGCCTTGTCCTCTGTTCTTTTTTTTATGCGGTTTTCGTTTGCTATTACTTTTAGCATGACGACCTGGTCGCTTTTTTTTAGTCCTTTTGTGATAAACATTTACCCCATACTTGGGTAATTTACCCATTAGGACAATTCAGTAATATAACAATCACCAGTACCAAGAGCAGCAAATTTTACACCTTGTTCAGGTACTTTTAAAATTTCTATTGTTCCAGCAGGAATATATAAATCCGTAGCAACAGCAGTTGGCGTAGCAGCAAAAGTTACATTCATAGCCGCAGTTGCAACTATTCTAACGAATACTGTTTCTGCATTAAAAGCTGTTGATGTAGCTGCACTTGAACCACTAGGTGAAATCTTATGCGTTGTTCCTGGAGCTAATCCGTAATTATAAGCCATTTATTTTTTTCTCCTTATTTTTTATTTAATTAAAGGGGTGGAAAAACCGCTAGGTCAGAGCCACCCCCAAGTTTTATTATACTATCTTCTTATAATAATTGTATAGTGCAAACTGTGTGTTCCAGTGGAAGCTCCATCAGTAGCAATACCAATATAATCATCTTCCGAACAAGTATTAGCAGCAGTTGGTTCACAAGAATCAACATCTCCAGCAGCTGAACCAGAATATGCAACAGTAATCGTTCCGCCAGTTATAGCAGTACCATTAATTTTTGCAGTAATTCCAGCATTTGCTCCTGAAATCGTTCCGCCTAATACAGTAGTAATTTTAATTACTCTACCGCCATCAGGCACAGCGACTCTTGAAGTGAACGCAGTTGATACATCATCTATTGTTCCTGTTAAAAAATAATCGTTTAATGTTCTCATTTTTTTATCCTCATTGTTCCGCCCTTAATCTAATCTCAGGACTTCAATGTTAATATAAATGCAAGGGGAGCAGATTTTAGATTACTCCCCTCACACCGTTAAGATTATGATGTTGTTACATCAGTAATCAGACCGCTTGATCCTTCATTCTTCGCTTCAAGAGTATATTCAACTACCAAGAATCTCTGATCTGCATCAGCAGTTTGTGCAGGATTCTGTAATTTGAAATCTCTCAAGAAAGATACTGACCAGAAATCCATTTCTAGTAGTAAAACATCTTGTCCTCTTTTAGCAGCACTAGCATTGGCTTTTCTAATCCAACGATTCGGAATAACTTGCATTGTTCCAAAATCTGATTCGTAAACATCAATAGAAGTCATAAGTCTTTTATCTTCTGCTTTGTCAAATCTAGTTGCTCCGCCTGTAAAGAAGGATAGTTTTTGTTTATTGAAACCATTAAGCATGATTACATTAGGGTTTCCGCCAGTATCCCAAGTGGTTTTCAAAGTTGATCTCAGTAAAGTTTCTGTGAACGCTCTTTGAGTTCCATCTGTTCTAATAGCACCTGACCCAGCTCCGGATCCGCCAGTTCCAGCAGATACATTAGAAGTCATCCAAGTAACAACTCCTCCCAATGCTCTTGCAGTTGTAGCGTCTCCAGCCGCAGCAGCAACATTAGATAAAAGAGCATTTTCCATATCTCTTTTAAGTTCTTTTGCAGATTTTGCGACCTGGTATGCTAACTCAGTATTTCTTCCAGCCAAATTTACTGCATCGTCTGTTGCAGATACTTGACATGCTTTTGAAGAAATTTGAGTATAGTTTCCAACCTTAGTTGTAGAAGTAAGCGTAGGATATGAAATCGTAGCTCCTTCAACTTTAGCGTTGGCAGCAACAGCAGTTAAAGTGTCCGTCTGCCATTGATGTAGTGTGTTAGTAGCTTTATTTTTACCAACACCTGACATGAAAGGAGTGTCAGTAGGAGATATATTATAAATAATATCTGCTAAATCCTCCCTTATGCCTTTTGTAGTATATGTCTGTAATACAGCCATTTTATTTTCCTCATTTGTTAGTTGTTATATATAATTTGACAACAACTCCGCTGCATCTCTAGGATTTCCGCTTCGTTGAAGTCGTTTTATTTTCTCCAACCTTCCTTGACTGATTTTATCATCTTTTGATTCTTTAATGCCAGACTTTATAACTTGTGATGGTTTGACTTTCTTACTAACTAAAGTTGGTTTCAACTTTTGGCTAGTTTGATGCGTCATCGCATCCATTATTATTTCAAACATTCTTGAATCATAAACTTGGTTAATTTCTTGATCGTTGAAATTTCTACCTAGTAAATAATTTCTCATGTTTGTTTTCAGGGTAGCTCCTTTAACAGGATCTCCAAAATCAGGATGTTTTAAAACAACCTTTTTTTGTTCTTCCCTGACTATTTCCTGAAACTGATTCTCTTGGTGTGATCGTAGCTTTCTTTGAGCTTGTGCGACTGTTTCTTTTCTTCGCCTTATTTGTCTCTCAAGTTTCGCAGCTTCAGTTGGGTCCTCATCAAATAGTTTATCAAGTTCTTTAGAACTTAACTCACTATTGACTTCAGCATT